TATAGACATTGTTGTGCAGTGTGACGATCTGCAAGACATCACGGTTCCCGATTGGGTGGTGTGGCATCGGCACGGTGCGCAGGTCGCGCAGGGGACGATGCTGTTGGCTGATGGTTCCACGTTGACGGTTGATCTGTGGTCTGCCACTGCTGATCAGTGGGGCGCATTCATGTGGTACATCACTGGAAGCAAGGAACTGAATATTGCGATGCGTCAGCGTGCGGCATCGCAGGGTTTGAAGTTGTCACAATTTGGTGTGTTCCGCGATGGCGTGAAGATTGATGACGGCACGGAACATGGTGTTGCGTCTGTGTTGGGGATGGATTGGATTGATCCGCAGGATCGCGAACATTGGGCGGTTGATCCTGTAATGCGTCGGTTCACTGTGCGTTCATCGGGCGGTGAGCGTGACTACCTGGTGCGTGAGGCTGAAGGGCAATGGGCGTGTTCCTGCCCGCACTTCGCTTTCAGGCGGGTTGAGTGCAAGCACATCAAATCTGTGAAAGATAAGGCGCAACTTGCTATGCGCTAATGCGTGTGTCTTGTGGTTCAATAGAAGTGCAAAGGATGGTGAACGTGGGTGGCAAGGGATCTGGTCGCAAAGCGAAACCAGTTGAACAGCACATTCGTTTGGGCAATCCGTCAAAGAAGAAGTTGCCTAACAAAGAACAGTTGTCGCAGGTGGTCGGTCTGCCGATCACGCACGTTCCCGACCCGCACCGTCCCCTGGGGCAGACAGGGCGCGAACTGTGGGATCGCATCTGGACTTCGGGCGCAGGCTGGTTGTCGCGTGGCATGGATGCGGAAATTGTGTTGCTGGTCTGTGAAGCCACTGATGAGCGCACGCGCTTGCGCGTCAAGTTGCAACAGCAACCCGATGCATGGCGTGATCGTCGGGCGTTGCGGGAACTTGACCGACAGATCATTTCGCTACTTGCACAAATTGGTTTTAGTCCTGCGGATAGGGGAACGCTGATGGCGGGTCAGCCGCAACAACATACGTTGGCTGATCTGCATAAGCGCATCGCGGCGAAACGTGTTACCCGATAAGAAGTGGCAACCCGCTTACTTCACAAAGCGGGTTGATCCTGAAACAGACGGCGACGAACTGATCGCCTTCGCGCGCGATCACTTCAAAGTGCTGAAGGGATTTCGTGCGGGCGAAACCCTGGAATTCACTGATTGGCAGAAGTGGTTGTTGCGTTCGCTATTTGAACGGCGTGCGAGCGATGGGAAACTTCGCTATCGCCGCGCGCTGATCGGATTGCCGCGCAAGAACGGCAAGTCACTGATGGGTTCTGCGATCGCGGTTTATTCCATGATTGCTGGTGAACCTGGCGGGGAAATCTATGCGGTGGCATCAGATAAAGATCAGGCGCGGATCATCTTCGGTGAGGCGAAACAACAAATCCTGAATTCGCCGATCCTGTCTGCTGAAGCGCGTGTGCTACGCGACGCGATTGAAATGCCGCGCTTCGGTTCAGTGTTCCGTGTGTTGTCGTCGGACTTTCGCGGGCAAGCAGGCTTGAACCCGTCAATCGTTTTATTTGACGAATTGTGGGCGCAGAAAAGCAGTGATCTGTTTGAACAGATGGTTCAGGGTTCGGGCAACCGTCTGGAACCGCTGGTCATTTCCATCACCACTGCGGGCTATGACCTGGCGACCCTGGCAGGACAGATGTACCAGTACGGGAAAAGTGTGTCGGCTGGCGAAGTGGATGATCCTTCGTTCGGGTTCTGGTGGTGGGAAGCGGATGCCGACTGCAAGATTGATGACCCTAAGCAGTGGCGCAAAGCCAATCCGAACATCGCCGAAGATCTGATGAGTGAAGAAGATTTGCAAACAGCGGTGCGTTCTTCGTTTGAAGGATCGGAAATGTCGGTGCGTCGTTGGCGGTTGAACCAGTGGGTGCGATCGCAGGAAAGTTGGTTGCCTGTCGGGGCGTGGGAACAGTGTCGTTCCGATCTTGGACTTGATCCAGATCTACCTGTATGGGTTGGGATTGATATGGCGTTGAAACATGACAGTATTGCCGTCGTCATTGCACAGCCGCAGGATGATCGGGTTGTTGTTCGTTCAAAGATCTGGCAACCGAAAGACGAAGGCGTTGATGTGCTGGAAGTGGAAACTTATTTGCGAGAACTGCACGCAACATACAGGGTGAAAGAATTTGCGTTTGACCCCGCCTACTTCATGCGGTCTGCTGAGGCGTTGATGGATGACGGGTTGCCGATGGTGGAATATCCGCAGGTCGGTCAGCGCATGATCCCCGCCTGTGGTCACGCATACGAACTAATTGTGAAAGGCAAGGTTGCACATGATGGTTCGCCGACGTTCACTGACCAGGTTCTATCTGCGGCACAGCGCATGACAGACAACGGTTGGCGACTGAGCAAAGGCAGAAGCAAGCGAAAAATAGACGCTTGCATTGCTATGGTTATGGGGTTAGATAGGGCGACAAGAAAACAAACCGCGACCATTGACACTGCCCCGATGGTTCTAAACATCTGGAAATGAAAACAATGTTCAAACACTTCACCAGGGATCGGGTCACAACTGGCATGGAACTGGTCGGTTTCGCGTCACTTCTGGTCGGAATTGGGACGTTTTCGCTACCAATCGCGGCGATTATCGGTGGGATTATTCTGATCGCGGCAGGGATGTATAGCGCATGAGCATCATTAGACGGCGCGAGAAGCGCGCACTTCCAAGCAACATTGACCCGTACGGCATCACCGCACGCCCGTTCTTTGAGAACTATTCAGGTGAACTGGTCAACGAAACGACGGCGTTCGCGCATTCTGCTGTGCTTGCCGCTGTGACTTTGCTTGCCGACAGTGTGGCGACGATGCCTGTTGAACTGTACCGCACACGCGGCGGCAGGTTAGAAAAGTTGCCGACACCTTCAGTGTTTATCAAACCGAACAATCATCAGACGATGTTTGAATTCGTGCATCAGACGATGACAACGCTTGCGCTTCACGGCAACGCATACATCTATGCACCGAAGGGTTCCAATGGTTTGCCTATTGAGATGCGCAACCTGCACCCGTCAGAAATCAAGAACGTGGTCTATGACGATCAGGGCAACGTGATCTACACAATCGGCAAGTCTGAATTTACGCAGAAGGACATTCGTGCAATTCACTGGCTGATCCTTCCCAACCAGCGTCGCGGCATCAGCCCGCTGGAAGCCATGCGCAACACGATCGGCATGGGCATCGCGATGGATCGCTTCTTGTCGCAGTTCTACGGTGAGGGTGCAACACCGCAATCAGTCCTGGAAACCGATCAGCAGTTGACCACTGAGCAGGCACAGGTGTTGCGTGACAACTGGACGGAAGCGCACTGGAAGCATCGCAAGCCTGCCGTGTTGACAAGCGGGTTGAAGTGGCGACCAGTCACTACCAGTGCGGCTGACATGGAAATGATTGCGCACCGTGAAAGCATCGTGCGCGACATCGCGCGCGCTTACCGCATTCCGCTGTTCCTGTTGTCAGGTACTGGCGGTGACACGCAAACGTATACCAACGTAGAAAGCACGGGTTTGAACTTCCATCGCTACACGCTTCTTGCGTGGTGTCGCCGACTTGAAGATGCCTTTTCTGAACTGTTGCCGATCACTCAACGGGTTGTGTTCAATGCAGACGAATTCACGCGCGCGGATCTGATGACCCGTGTGCGCGCACAGCAGTTGCAGATCATGTCTGGCACGTTGACACCGAATGAAGCACGCGAGATTGAGAACCGCGAACCGTATGACGGCGGCGACCAATTCATTATGGGTGTCGCTGGCGCACCGATCGCAGGTGTTGAAGGTGGCGATCTTCCGCTTATGGGTACAGACCAGGTTCCACCTGAGCGCAGTTACCGCAACGAAGTGATCGTTCACCAAGCACCGCAACCGCAACCGATTGTTGTGCATGAAACGCCGCAGGACATCAACATTCAGTTCCCCGAACAATCAATCAATGTTGAACCGCCGATCATCAACATGGAACCGCAAACGATCAACATCCCTGAAACAGTTGTGAATGTGTCGGTTCCCGAACCGCGCATGATCCGTCGCAGGGTTGAACGTGATGCCGATGGTCGCATCGTGCAGATCATTGATGAAAGGGTTGACTGATGGCTACTGGACTTTCCGAATACTTGGCGAACGAACTTCTTGACGCTGTTGGCAACAACGGTTCCTTCGCAGTCGCGACTGTGTATGTGCAACTGCACGTTGGCGATCCGTCAAGCACTGGAACTGCGAACACGGCGACTGAGACGACGCGCAAGGCGGCATCGTTCGGTGCGGCAAGCGGCGGCGTTCTGACTAGTGATGCGGCTGTGTCGTGGACGAACATCGCGGGATCGCAGGATGCAACGTTCTTCAGCGCGTGGGATGCCAGCACATCTGGCAACTTCCTGTTTTCTGGAACGATTACCGCTAATGCATATTCGGCTGGCGATACGTTCACTATCCCTTCGGGAAGTCTGACGGTTTCACTCACCCTGGCTTCGTAGTCAGTCATGGCATTCAGCCGCTTCACGCTGGATGTCAGCGCACTAAATGATCCCCTGGTCGGGTTAGGGGGCGAGAACTTCCCGATGGAAGGCACTGCATCTGCGGTGCTTGGTTCGGCATCTAGTTCAGCGGTTGCAGTTGTTTCAGTTGGCGGCGTTGCCGCATCTGCACTGGGTTCTGTTTCCGCATCTGCCACTGGCGAGATCGTGCAGACGGGTATTGCGTCTGCGCCATTGGGTGCGCTTGGTTCGTCTGCGTTTGCCGTTGTTGATCACATCGGTTCTGGATCTGCGGAACTTGGTGAAATCAGCGCGCAACTAAATGCACAGATTGCACACAACGCAGGTGGTTCGGCGGGTCTGGGTTCAATTACAGCATCAGCATCAGCATTGGTTGTCATCACTGCCACAGGCGCAACAGTCATACCAGGTGCGACTATCACAGCCGAAGGAATAGTTGTGCCTTCGGGCGAAGGTGTGATGATTGCACCACTGGGCGCAATCATTGCTTCAGCGACAGCGACTGTGACACCAGTACGCCGACCGTCAGGCGGCGGCGGGCGCAGACTTCCGCAAGGCTTTGTTCAATCCGCACTGCGCCCTGAACCAATACAGAAAACGGAAGAACAACCGCAACAGGTACAGGAACCACAGCGGCAACCCACGACAATCCTGGCGCAAGCATCTGCAACGATCCATATGATTACCGCACAGGCTGTGGCTAACATTGAATGGGTAGCAGAAAACGATGACGCTGAAGTATTGGCATTGATTGGATAAAATATGAAAACAACGCAGGTCACGGTTGGAACTACGCCAACACTTATTGTCAACGAAGATGACCAGAACCGATACATCTATCTTCAGATTGTCAATAGCGCGACCGTGTATGTCGGCGATAGCACTGTTACAACGTCAAACGGTATGCCCCTTGAAAAGCACAGCGCACCACATGAATTCTTCCTGCCGATCAAACAGAAAATGTATGGCATTGTGACTTCACAGGTCGGGACTGCTGACCTGCGCATTATGACACCTGATGTGGATTGATTTGTATGCCTTACGGAATTTCGCAGAACCAACCTGATTGTTCCAATTGGGCGGCTGTTGTCCTGCGTGAAGATGGCGGGTATGAAACACTTTCTTGCTATACCACAAAGCAGGATGCGATTGATCGGATGGTTGCGATGTCGCTTGCTGAAGGATTGGAACCGTTGGGTGAAGTCGGTCAGCGTCAGTTGATGCCGATGGGCGAGATGGAAGAACCTGAGGGCGAAAAGCCTGAGATGGAAGAACCATCTGACGACACCGAAGAAATGCTTGAAGGTTTGGCAGAACAGGAAGAAATGGGTATCACGCCGCGTCAGGGTGCGATGTATGACCTATTTGAAAAGATTGCTGACGAATTCGGCAAATGGGATCAAAGCACTGGCGCGAACGGCGCGCACTATGTAGCACAATCACCGTTTGCGGATAGTGGAATGGTCTGCGCGAATTGTGTGTTCTACGAAGGTGGGCGCGGGTGCGAAATCGTTTCAGGCGACATTGCCCCTGAAGGTATCTGCAAGTTGTGGATCATCCGCGAAGATCTGCTTGCATCCGATGGCGAACCTGCTGAGGAAGCCGCCAATGTTGAATTGCGTCAAGTGGATTTGAGCGCACCAGAATTCATGCGCGCATCCGCGCGTCGTGGTCTGCGTCTGCATGAACAGGGTCTGTCGGGCGATGGTCTGGTTCCAGCAACTGTTGCCGATGCTCGCAGGATGGCGGCAGGGGAAATCAGCGAAACCAAGTGGCGCAAGATCCCTGCCTGGATCGCCCGCCATACGGTTGATCTGGATGCTGTGGAAGGTGATGAGATCACGCCAGGTCTAGTGGCAATGCTGTTGTGGGGTGGCGGGTCTACGAAAGTCAGCGCACGCCGCGCACAGGCTTATGCGGAACGGATCATTGCACAGTTGGATGCCGAAGCGGAAGCGCGTAGCGAGAACGTCGCGGAAGATGTAAAGTTGTCACCAACTATGGCTGACCTAAAAGAAGTGCGCTGGTGCGTCAAGGAAGAAAACGAAAAGCGTTCAATCGCTTTCACGACGCTGGAAGCACGCCAGGTCGGTGACGGAAACAAACTGATCGGATATGCGTCAGTCTTTGATAGCCCCTCAGAACCGATGCCGTTCGTTGAATTCGTGCGTCGCGGCGCGTTTGCCAAGACGTTGAACGACGGTGCTGATGTGCGCCTGTTGATTGATCATGAGGGCGTACCGCTTGCGCGCACCAAGTCTGGGACGTTGATGCTGGAAGAAGATGATCGTGGACTTCGTGTGGAAGCCACCCTTGACCCCGCCAATCCCGATGCGGCACGGGTCATTTCGGCGATGAAGCGTGGCGATATTTCGCAGATGTCGTTTGCTTTCCGCACGGTGAAGGATAGTTGGAACGCTGACAGGTCGGTGCGTGAACTGAAAGAAGTGCAACTGTTTGATGTGTCGGTTGTGACGTTCCCCGCCTATGAAGAAACCGTTGCTGAAATCCGCAGTGGACAGAACGCGCAAGAAGTCGCTACCGTTGTAAATAGCGCACCCGTGCGTTTGCGTTCCGCGCAAATCGCATTGGCGCGTCGGCACAGCCGCGATTGAGCCGCGCCCCATTCGGGCGCACTTGGGATCGCACTAGGCGCAACTATCCCAACCATTCCCGAAAGGTGAATTATGAAAGACAAACTGATTGAGAAGCGCGACGCAGTTCTTGCCCGCGCCGAAGGTCTGGTTGCCGCCGCCAAGAATGAGGCGCGTGACTTGACCACTGCTGAGGATGCCGAAATTGCTAAGGCACTGGATGAGGTTCGTGACCTGGACGCGCAGATTGAGCGTCACGACGAACTTGAAAAGCGTGCTAAGGAAGCGGCTGATCTTCGCGCGAAGAACCAGATTGCTGATGTTGCAACGAAGGTTGTGAGCGAGGCTCGCACTTACACGAAGCACAGCCAGCATTCGTTCATTGCCGATGCGTACAACGCACAGTTCAATGGCGACTTCGCGGCGCGTGAGCGTCTCGCCCGCCACATGAATGAGGAAAAGGTTGAACGTCGCGATGTGACCAGCGCAAACTTTGCTGGTCTTGTCGTCCCGCAGTACCTGACGGATCTTGCCGCGCCGTTCGCGCGTGCAGGTCGCCCCGTTGCAGACATCGCGCGCAAGCACGAACTGCCTGCTTCGGGACTCACCCTGAACATCAGCAAGGTGACCACTGGTTCCAGTGTCACTGCGCAGTCTGAGGGTGCGGCTGTGTCTGAGACCAACATGGATGACACGCTTCTTACGATCAACGTGAACACATACGCTGGTCAGCAGAACGTTTCGCGTCAGGCACTTGAGCGTGGCACGGGTGTTGACAGTCTTGTGATGGCAGACCTGGTTTCTGCCTACCACACGGCACTTGACAGCGCACTTGTCGCCAGCACGGTCAGCGCGATCACGCAGGTTGTCACCTACACGGATGCCAGCCCGACCGTTGGCGAACTGTATCCGAAACTGTTGGACAGCGTTCAGCGCATTCAGACCAACTTCTTCGGTGGTCCGAACGTGATGATCATGCACCCCCGCCGTCTTGCGTGGATCCTTGCCGCGCTTGACAGCACCAACCGCCCGCTTGCCGTTCCCGTTGGAAACGGTGCGTTCAACAGCGTCGCTGTTGGTCAGGGTTCGGTTGTGTATGGAAACAGCGGCTACACGATCGCGGGACTTCCTGTGGTCACGGATGCCAATGTCACCATCACCAACGGTGTGGGTGCGAACGAAGATGTCATCATCATCGGAAACACGCAGGAACTTCACCTGTGGGAACAGGGCGATGGTTCGCCGATGATGTTGCGCTTTGAGCAACCGAAGGGTGCGGAACTTGACGTTCAGATGATTGTCTACGGTTACGCCGCCTTCACCGCAAACCGCTACCCCAATGCCTTCTCACTTGTGGGTGGGACTGGATTGATTACCCCGTCGTTCTGACGATAGTGATCAACGCGATCTGGGGCGGGGTGAAAACCCCGCCCCTTTTCGCGTCATGCAGGAAGTAACATTTGAACATGGAAAAGAAACTGATTGATGCGTTGCTTGCTGAACGCGAAGGGTATGTTCGTCGTGGCAAGATGGATCGCGTCGCACAGATTGATGCGCTGTTGAAGAAGGTGGATGTTGTTGCCGATGAAGTTGATACTGCGACTGTTCAGCCTGCGGATGAGCGCGCTATTATGCCGCGCCCGCGCAAACGGAAGAAGGCATAACTAATGGCGATCACCAATGGCTATTGCACACTGAGCGAAGTGAAAAGTGCGTTGCGTATCGGGGTTGCCGATACCGCAGATGATGCGCTTCTGGAAAACGCCATTGAAGGTGCGTCGCGTCGCATTGACGGATACTGCGGAAGGTTCTTCTATCAGAAGTCTGCGACTGTCAGCCTGTATGCCTGGACGCTGTATCAGTTGCCGTTGCAGAACGATCTTGTCAGTATCACCACCCTGAAAACAGATGATGACGGTGATGGTACGTTTGAAGATACCTGGGTTCTTGGAACTGATTATCAGTTGGAACCGTTGGATGTGGCGATCACGGGGTTCCCATATCGGATGATCACCGCGATTGGTGGCAAGACGTTCCCGTTGTATTCGGTTCCGTTGCTTCCGTCAGCGCAGATCAATGGTGTGTGGGGTTGGTCGGCTGTTCCTGATGATGTGCGGGAAGCCTGCGTGCTGTTGTCTATGCGCGGATTTGCGCGATATAACGCCGCGCTGGGTGTTGTCGGTTTCGCTGACATGGCTATCCAGGTGCGTGCGGTTGACCCCGATGTGCGGGATATGTTGAACCAGTATCGGAAACTTGGGATTGCCTGATGGCGGCTACCCCATCGCAGGTGATGCTGGGTTTGAAGAACCGTCTTGCCACGATCAGTGGCTTGCGCACCTTTGACTATCAGCCTTCGCAACTGGTTCCCCCTGTCGGGTTCCCTGTAATCAACCGCATCAATTATCACGGCGCAATGGCTGGCGGTCTGGTTATTTATGACTGCACCTGCTTTGTCATCGTCGGCAGGTACACCGATGATCGGGCATTTGAAACCCTGGATCAGTTCTTGGCTTACTCAGGGGCGAAGTCTGTGCGCGCCGCCCTGGAAGGTGATGAGACGCTAGGTGGCGTAGCGCAATCGCTGACGGTAACATCGGGTATCAATATCAGCAGTGTCAACGCACAGGATCAGGACTTCTTGCAGATGTCTGTTGATGTCACAGTGAACGGATAGGAAAACACATGACGCAGTTCAAAGTTGTTTCACACAAGATGGCGCATCACAAGCAGGGTGACACCGTTGACGAAAACGATCTTGCTGGTGCTAATATTCAAGCGTTACTTGAAGGCGGTCATATCGCTGAAATTGGTAGCAAAGTTTCCAAGAAAGACAACGACAGGCAACCGAAGGTTGAGGAATAATCATGGCAATTATCGCTTTCAAGAACGTTCAACTTCTGATCAACGATGTTGATCTGAGTGATCGCGCCAACAGCGTTGTGTTGACCTATGAGGTTGAACAGCAGGAAGCAACTGTGATGGGCGGCAACCGCGCGTTCGTCGGTGGTATCCAGAACAACACCGTTGAAGTCACGCTGTATCAGGACTTCGCGGCAGGTGAAGTGGAAGCCACGATCTTCCCGCTTGTCGGAACCACCACCAGCATTTCGCTGAAGCCGATCAAGGGTGAGGCGACAAGCGCAACGAACCCTGGGTATTCAATCGTTGGTGCTTACTTGGCTTCGCATTCGCCGATCAACGCGACGGATGTTGGTGCGACTTCGCCCATCACGTTGACGTTCACGGGCGGCACGCTTACCAAGTCGCTTTCATAATTTCAACATAACTACCGAAGGGGTATAACAAATGCAAATCCCATTGCGTGTTGAATTCGTCAACGGTCAGAGTGCTGACGTTGATGCAATCTTCATTGACTTCATCATGTTTGAAAGTGAGTCAGGGAAAAGCGTTGTCAAGTTTGAAAACGATATGAAGTTGACTGACTTGGCATGGCTTGCATGGCACGCTGAAAAGCGTATGGGCAAGACCAGTCTGAAGTTCAAACCCGATTGGGTTTCCACTGTCAAGACAGTGGAAGCGCGAACCGATAGTGAAGGTGCTACCCCTTTGGAAAGTTAGGGCGCAGTTCGGCGCACTGGCAGATTGCCGCCCTAGCAGTTGAAACAGGTATCGCCCCGCAAGATTTGCTTGCGGCTGGTGATCTGATGATCGCAACAATGTGGGACTACATCGCAGATCGTGCGGAACGGATGCGACGCAAACGTTAGTTGTATCATGGGCAGATCATGGCAGGCACAGTCATTCAGGTTGATGTTGTTGGATTGAAGGCAACGTTGGCTGAACTGCGCACCTATGACAAGGAACTTTACAAACAGATTGTTGATCGGCTAAAGACTGCCGCCGAACCCCTGGCGCGTGATGTCGGTCGGGCGTTCCCGATGGTTCAGCCGCTGACCAACTGGCACAGTGAGGGCGGGCGACGGGGGAAGAAGCGTATGCCGCCGTACAACGTCAGCAAAGCGCAGAAGGGTGTGAAGCCTTACATCTATTCGGGCAACAGGTTTGTTGGCAAAGATGTGGGGATCATGCGTATTCAGCAGATGGATGCTGGCGGTCAGGTGTATGACGGTGCGGGTTCGGCTAATGCTGGTGCGCGGTTTGTGCAGAACTTGGATAAGCGTCGCGCAGTCAAGTCAAAGGGTGATGGGTTCCGTTCGCGTGTCATGTATAAGGCAGTTGAACGTGGATTGCCTATGATTGAAGATGAAGTTCGGAAAGCAATCACACAGACGGATGCGATCGTGCGGGCGCGGATCGTTAGCGGGTACTGATCATGGCACTTGGCATCAACATACTTTCAGCGTTTGACAATCGCGGTATTGAAAAGGCGATCAAAGAATTCGCGAAACTGGAAACAGTTGGGCAGAAGGCGCAGTTCGCTATTCAGAAGGCGGCTTTGCCTGCCGCCGCCGCGCTCGCTGGGTTGGCGTTCGCCGCAACGAAGGCGGTGCAGGCGGGCATCCAGGAACAGCAGGAAATGACTGTTCTTGCGTCAACGTTGGAACGGGTCACTGGCGCATCACAGGCAACGATTGCGGCTAACGAACAATATCTTGCATCGCTTCAGCGCACGACGATCTATTCGGATAGCGAGATGCGACCCGCATTGGCGGCACTTGTCACTGCCACTGGTGACCTGAACAAGTCGCAACAGGATCTGACGCTGGCGATGGATATCGCCACTGCAACTGGTGTGCCACTGGTTGATGTGGCTTCCGCATTGGCGAAGGCATACAACGACAACTTCAAATCACTGAAAGCACTATCGCCTGCGCTTGCAGACAACATCAAAGATGGTCAGACACTTGACCAGATCTTCACAGAACTATCTGCCACGTTCGGTGGTGCGACTGCGGCGGCGGCGAACACTGCCGCTGGTCGGATGACGCAACTGCGCAACAGTTTGAGCGATGTTCAGGAAGCCATCGGCATGGCACTGTTGCCGATCCTGGAAAAGATCTTGCCGTATTTGCAACAGTTCGCGGATTGGGCTGGTCAGAATACTGACAAGATCATCGCGTTCGGTGCGGCGATCGGCACGTTCAGCACGTTGATCCTAGCGTTGGCGGCTGGTCTAAAGATCGCATCTATCGCGTCTGCGGTTGCGGCGGCGAACATCACTGTGTTCGGTGTGGCTTTGACTGCCACAGGTATCGGCGCGATCGTGGTTCTTCTTAGTGCGCTTGCGGCGGCGATCGTTTATTCATACCAGAAGTTCGGCAACTGGGGTGACGTATTCAAATTCATCCTGAACGGTGTCATCGCTGGCGTTGAATTCTTCGTCAACACATTCATTCGCGCGATCAATTCAGTCATTGGGATCATCAACGGTCTTACTGGTTTATTCAGCAAGATCGGTCTTGACATCCCGAAGATCGGCAACATTGCGGAAGTGTCATTCGGACGTTTGAAGTACGCCGCAGAAAGTACGACACCCGCGCTTGTCAACGTCGGCAAACTGATCACCGATGCGGAAACCCGTCTGGCTAACTTCGGCAATACCGCAAGCAGATCAGGTTCAAGCATGGTCACCCTTGCTTCAGCCACAGCAGAAGTCAAGAATGCTGAACAGCGACTTGCGCAGATCCGTCAGCGTGGCAGGTTCACACTGTCTGAATTGAAAGATGCAACGGATGCCGTCAGTGAGGCGCAGAAGAACCTTGCTTTGATCACTGGCGACAAGCCAGGTGGTGTGTCAAAGGCTGTGGAAACTGCGCGCGAGAAGATTGCCAAGTTGACTGATGCGTTGCGTTCGCAGACCAGCGCACAACGGTCGGCGCGTGATGCGGCGAAGGCAACTGCTGAGGCACAACGCCAGTTGGCTACGGCGAATGAAGATGTGACGATTGCACAGGCTGAATTCACGCGCGTCATCAGTGGCTTCGGCAAGGACAGTAAGCAAGCGAAAGATCGTCAGCAGGATTTGGAAGAAGCACAACGCGAAGTTGAGCGTTCAGGGTATGACGTTGAAGAAGCGATCTTTGCGGTGACCCGTGCGGAACAGGAACTGGCGAAGGTCAGACTAGATCCAGAAAGCAATGCAACCGCTATCCGTCAGGCTGAAATTGCGTTGGCTGAAGCGAAGTTGTCTGTCAAGGATGCGCAGGATCGTCAGCGTCAATCCACTGTTGCACTGGATGCCGCGCAGACTGCGCTGGATGAAACTGTCAACGGTGCGAAAGAAGGCACTGACGCATACAAGACTGCGTTGGACAATCTGAATAAGGCGAAGAAGGCGCAGGAAGATGCCATTGATCGGGTCGCCGCCGCGCAGGAACGTGAACGTGATGCGATCCTGGAAGTCGCTGATGCACAGCGCAAGTTGAATGATCTGACAAAGGAATACGGCAAACTGCTACTTGAACAGGCGAAGGCACGTTTGAATGTTCCGCAGGTTCCGTCTGTCAATGTGCCGACATCCCCTGTTGCACCGTTGAATTTGTCGTCTGTGTATATGGGTGCGGCGGCTGTTGGGGCGATTGATCCTGGTTCGTTCTTTGGTGCAGACAATCTTGCTAACGAATACAACGTGACTATCAATGCGGGTATGGGTACTGATGCGCAGGCTGTTGCCCGCGAATTCATTGACTACCTGAAGCAATATGAAAGGGCGAACGGCTACGTCCCGATTACCGCTGAATACGCCGCCTTCACCTGATCATGTCTGTCACTACTGCATGGGGTGAAGAACTGACAGTTCTGATGGAACTGGGTTTTCCCGTCAACGTATTCACACTGGATAGCGCAACTGATGGTGTGCTGGATCAGGACTATCTGGATGGCACGTTGTTGGGTGACGATGTTGCACCTTATGTGCAACAGATCAGCACAACGCGCGGCAGGTCAGATCAGTTGTCAAACTTTTCTGCGGGTACTTGCAGTGTCACCCTGTTGAACAATGATCGTCGCTTTGACCCAACAAACGAAAGTTCGCCGTACTGGGATCCGATCACTGGCAGATCGGGTGTGACCCCTCGCCGCAAGGTGACGATCAGAATGGGGACAGAAGATCTATTCGTTGGACGGATCACCGACATTGATCTTTCCTATGCGACTGGTAAAAGCACAGACATTTCAACAGTGGTCATCAATGCGGCAGATGACTTCGTTCTTCTTGCCAACACCGCCACCAGTTCAGACCACACCCCCACTGAGGAACTTTCTGGCGCGCGCCTGAACTACCTGTTGCAGTTGCCCGAAATTGACTATCAGGGAACGACAAACATTGATGCTGGTACGGCGACGCTTGGCGCGTATCAGATTGATGCCAACACGAACGCGCTTAGTTATGCGCAGTCAATCGCCACAGCGGAACAGGGCTTCTTCTTTGTCGCGAAGGATGGCGCGTTGACATTCACCGATCGCACTGCGGCGGCATTCGCCACAGTGTCAGCGGCGTTCAGTGATGATGATGGTTCGGATATCAAATATCAGAACCTGTCAATTCTGTACGGTCAAGAATTCTTATACAACAAAGTTGTGACTACCGTGCAGGGTGGCACACCGCAGATCGCTAACGATGCCGCAAGTCAAACAGAATTCGGCATCAGCACACTGACCCTGGACGGTCTGCTACTTGCCAACGACGCAGACGCACTAGACCTAGCGCAAGAACTGCTGACTTTGTATTCACAGCCGATCTACCGATTTGACGACATGACACTTCTGGTGTCGTCGTTCGCCGCAGGGGATCGCATCACCTGCAATCAACTTGAATTAGGCGACACGATCACAGTGGAACGCAACTATCAGGCAGGATCCCCCGCATCGGTGACCAGGTATCAAACCGTTGAACGGATGAGTCGCCTTATCACCCCCAATTTCCACAGGCTTGAAATTGCGATGGCAGATGCCTACGTTCTCAACCCATTCACCCTGGATGATCTCGTGTTCGGTGTCCTAGACGCGAACAACGCAGTCACCTAATGCTAGGATAAGCGCACTATGGCTATCACTGGGACGAAACTGTTTGTCAGCGGCGATGTCTTGACAGCATCCGATACCAATCAATATCTGATGCGCGGTGTCAAGGTGTTCGCTGATGCCGCCACCCGCACCGCCGCCTACGGTGGCGCAGGTGAACCTACACTTGAAGAAGGTGAATGCAGTTATCTGCTGGACACCAATGAATTTTCTGTGTGGGATGGAAGCGCATGGACTGCCGTTAGCGGTGGGGCGAACGTTATTGAAGTTCAAGTTTTCAGTTAGAAAGGCACGTTGATCAATGGCTACTACATT